ATCATCCTAAAACGTGGTACAGAAGCCAACCGAGTCAGTTTATCTCTCAAAACCGGAGAGCCTATTTTTACAACCGATACTCGTAGAGTGTATATTGGTTCAGGTTCGGCATCGACCGGAAACGAGATCGAGTTTGGACAACTCTCGGCTAGTTTTGTCAGTGCATCAGTGGTTTCGGCCAGTTCGATGAATGTCGGATCACTTTCAGCAACGACTATCACCGGCGTCATTGAGAGCGCTTCGTATGTCGAGTATAGCAATGTAGCAAACAAACCGGCATTGGTATCATCATCCGTTCAGTTTGGCTCAACCGACAACGTAATATTTGGTCAGATAACTGCATCATCCATTCAGGTAGAAACGATGCATATTCAGACCGTTACATCCAGTATTGCTTACGTATCCGGATCTACTATCCACGGCAGTGTATCAACCGACACGCATCAATTCACCGGATCGGTGTCAATAAGTGGTTCGCTAACGCTAAATAGTGTAGGTAGTGGGCTGCTGTCCGCAAATGCAGGCGGAACCATAACGCCACGCACCATCACCGGCACCGCCAATCAGGTCATTGTCGCCAATGGTGACGGAGTATCCGGCAACCCAACGTTGTCGTTGCCGCAGAGCATTGCGACCGGGAGCACACCGACGTTCGCCAGCATGACACTGGCTCCAGGATCGGGGCAATATCCAACGGGCCTTACAATACAAGCATCAACGCATGCAACCAGCCGTAGAGCGGGGTTCGCACTGGGTAATTGGATGGCAATGCAAGACCCGTCGGGAAACGGCACGCAGAGCTTTGCACTATATGATACTGCGGCGTCCGCGACCCGACTAAGCATCGACACCGTCGGCAACGTCGGCATCGGCATCGCCGCGCCGAAAGCACCTTTGCACGTCTTGAACGCGGATAACGTCGTTGCACGTTTTGACTCTACCACTGTCGGTGCGTATCTGCAATTTGGTGCAGTGAAGTCGGCGATAAATGTGATCGGCGAAATGGCGTGGGAAGCCTACGCGGCAAATAGTGGTGCGTTGCATTACGGCGGAAACGCTTCTACCCGGCACGAATGGCAGTCGAATGCGTACGATGTCATCATGGACTTGTCGGCAATGGGAGCACTGAGGCTTAATAAGTACGGTGCTGGCACGCTTATCACCGACTCATCCGGCAACGTCACCGCATTAGCAGGACAACAGAACGTATCAACAACCAGCACACCGCAATTCGCAAGTGTATTTGCAAGGGGTGTTACCGCGGCTGGAGCCGGAACGTTGGAGGCTCAGTCAAGCGATTACTCCTCCACTTACTGCAGCACCACCGTATCCCAATTCGGTAGTACAGCAACGGGAACAGCCTGCGGAATTGCACAGGCTTCAGCGGGCGTTGTGCAATTCCGAAACACTTCGGCCGGTATCATTTACACAAACGGTCCGGCACCGTTGGTCCTTGGTACCAATAATACGGATAGGCTGCATATCGCTGCCGCAGGCAACGTCGGCATCGGAACGATTAGTCCCGCGGTAAAGCTGGAGGTGGCCGGCGATGGTTCGGATAATTCCTTAAAAGCGGGCATCTCAGTGGTTGATACGGGGACAAACGGGCGACGATTCGTAATGGCTTCACGCGCTTCCACCTTCACTATCAGCGATGAGACATCAGCGATCTCCCGCGTCGTGATCAAGTCGACTGGAGCATTACAATTCGTCGCCTACGGAGCCGGAACGCTCGTTACCGACTCATCCGGCAACATCACCGCAACTTCCGATGCCCGAATGAAGAATGTATCGGGAAGCTTTGACCGGGGACTGGATGCAATTGTAAATCTATCTCCGAAAGTGTATAGATGGAACGAAGCAAGCGGCCTCAATACAGACGATGTAAATGTCGGACTGATCGCTCAGGAGGTGCTGCCTTACATCCCGGAAGCTGTGAGTGAAAAGGATGGACGTTACACAATGTCGGATCGGCCGATTATTGCGGCGTTGATAAATGCGGTGAAAGAACTAAAAGCTGACAACGACGCTCTTCGTAAAAGAATAGAAGCACTGGAAGCTTGATTTTATATCAATGGTTTGAGTTTTTTGTTCCATATATATCAAAGCATGGAACCATCACAAAACGTAAAAATCACAGATCAAGAACTAACGGAACTGAACCGTATTCGTGATCTATATACGGAAGCGCAATTCGCATTCGGGCAATTCTACATCAGCCGGCGGCAGCTTGATGAACAGGAGCGAGCGCTCAACGACGCATATCACAAGCTACAAACCGATGAGCAGAAGTTGCTCAATGATATCGTAACCAAGTATGGAGAGGGAAACCTTGATCCGAAGACGGGTGTTTTCACGAAGAAAGCATCGTAATTTTTTCAGCGTTTGAAAGCTCACGGTCATACTTATACTTACACAACTTTAGATCAATAGGAGAACTAAACATATGCCAATCGCAGAAGGTGGTACATTTCAGCCAACCAATAACGTCGTCTCACCTGGTGTTTTCACACGTGAGATCGATCAATCGTTCCTCGCGCAAGGCGTCGCTCAAATCGGCGGCGTTGTCGTCGCCCCCTTTCCAAAAGGTCCGGGCTTCACGCCAACGACGGTGACAAGCGAAGCCGACCTAACGAGTATCTTCGGTGATCCCGATGGTACGTTGTACGGTCCGTACTCGGCACAACAATACATCCGTCAGCAGGGTCAAGTTACCGTCGTGCGCGTCGGTGCTCTCGGCGGATACGAACAAAAACAAGCGTTGCTCGTCACCGCTGTTCCAGGAGCTTATACTCGATACAATATCAGTGGAGCTTTCGAGGGCAAGACGGTCGGAACTCGTATCATCACCGATGGTATGGGCGCCTTCAGCATCGTTGGATCGTTGAGCGCAACATTCACATCGGGTCAATATTCGGGTAGCACGATGATCGTCGGTCAGATTTCGTCGTCTATCACGCCGATCAATGCTACAGGTTCGGTTCTTATCGAAGGTCAGATCAATACCAACCTCATCAACTCACTTCTACCGCACGTTCCATCCGATGCAATCAATTTGACTTCATCGCTAACGGTCGTTGCAGTCAGCCCGTGTAAGAACGAGGCCGTCTTCAGTGGTGAGATCACCGGCCGATATGGCGATTTCGATGCATCCACCTGGGTAGCTGGCGCAATTTCCTTTGAGGATTCCTGCGGCGGCGTTACCGGTTCTGATGGACGTGACGAGGTTGTTCTCGCTACTCTCGCAAACACCGCTTATGACCGTGGCCAAAACCTCAACGGTTTCTCCGGATCGGTCCTTCTTCCGAAGAATCTCACAACGGTTGGCTCCGATTATCGTTTGACACTCAACGATATTCACTTCGACGCAGACGCTGGAGTTTATACATCGGCAAGTTACGGAACCTACGAATTCAGTATCGACGCTGAAAGTTCAGCCTACATCACCAACGTTTGGGGACGTGACGCCGAAGTAGGTTTCACGCCAATCGCAGCTGGACAACGTCCGGAAGTAGCTTACCTCTCAAACGTGTTCGATCAGCGAATCTCCGAGGTTCTCGATGACGTTCGTGTTTCTGGTAGCTGGAAGATCACCGCCGTCACACGCGATGCAATGACCTTTGAGGATGGAATCACCCCTGATGTCGGTACGTCACAATACGATCTCCGTCAGGCCGAAACACCGTTCATCCGTTCGCAGGCTGTCGCGCCGTGGGATGGTTCCGGTTCCACCGGTTCTTTCCACTACGATCTGTTTAAGGTTCATACGATGTCGGACGGAACCAATACGAACAAGACATACAAGATCGAGATCAGCAACGTCAAGTCGGCTGGATCGATTCCAAACTCCGACTGGGGTTCCTTCAGCCTCACCGTCCGCTCCTTCGCCGACACCGACAAGAAGCCGCAGATTGTCGAACGTTTCGACAACCTCACCCTTAACCCGGATGACGCTAACTACATCGCCCGCCGTATCGGTGACATGTATCGTTACATCGACTTTAACGGAAAGATTTTGGAGTTTGGTGACTACTCGAACGTTTCCAAGTTCATTCGTGTTGAGATGGCGACCAGTCCATGGCCGAAGACCTCGATACCGTTTGGCTTCGGACCGTACGCCTCCCCAATCGGCGGCGACTACGCTCGTCTCGGTAAGTTGCCGAAGATGACCTATAGCAAGGCTTCGACCTATCAGCCGCAGCCGGGCCGTTACACCTCCGGTATTCTGTTCGACCCAGCTCCGTCCAATGCAGATGATGAGCTTCTCGCTCTTTATCCGCAGGGATCGTCTATCGGTTCCGAACGTGATAACCGCGAGTACTTCGCTCCAATTCCGTTAGGCGCATCCGCAAATGCAAACGTCGGTTTCGACCTCGAAGAGACCTGCGGCGTTACTCCCGCTTATATCGCAACGGAAGAAACTACCAACGTCAAGAAACGTCGGTTCGTTCTCGGCTTCCAGGCCGGTTTCGATGGCCAGAGCCCGTCTATTCCAGTTCTTGTCGGAAACGACATCCTACCGACCAATCAGCAAGGTCTCGATTGTTCCACCAACAAGAGCTACGGTTCCTACGCTTACAAGCAGTGTATCGCGGCCTTGAGCAACGGCGACGAGTATGACTTTAATCTCATCACTACGCCTGGTATCAATCATCAGTATCATCCGTACGTGGTTGGCCTGACCGTTGAGATGGTTGAGAACCGTGGAGATGCCTTCTACGTGTTCGATATCGCTCCAAATCAGTTGGCTGGCGAGTCCTCAATCGAAAACGTTGTCGAGTTGGCCAGCCAGTTCGATACTAGCTACGCAGCTACCTACTACCCCTGGATCAAGATCACGGACACGAACAGCAACAAGATCGTCGCCGTTCCGCCGTCGGTTGTCATCCCAGCGGTTTATGCAGCAAATGATCGTGTGGCAGCTGAGTGGTTCGCTCCGGCCGGTCTCAATCGTGGAGGCATCCCCGCCGCTGTTCAGGTGATGGATCGTTTGACGCACACCAACCGAGATGACCTCTACGTTGGCCGAGTCAATCCAATCGCATCGTTCCCGGGTCAGGGTATCTGCACGTGGGGTCAGAAAACGCTGCAACGTCAGCCGTCCGCTTTGGACCGCATCAACGTTCGCCGTTTGATGATCGCGGTGAAGAAATTTATCTCAGGCTCAACGCGATATTTGGTATTCGAACAGAATGTGAGCGCAACTCGTAACCGTTTCCTCAACATCGTCAATCCTTATCTGGAGTCGGTGCAGCAACGTTATGGTCTCTACGCATTCCGAGTTGTGATGGATGAGACAAATAACTCGTCAGACGTAGTTGATAGAAATATACTATACGGACAGATATTTTTACAACCGAGCAAGACCGCGGAGTATCTCCTACTCGATTTTAACGTGACGGCAACTGGCGCAAGTTTCTCGAACGGTTAATTTATAATCGACTTTTAACGAGGAAGCCCGACCGAAATGTCGGGCTTCTTTTTGCGTATTTTCTCGACAACGTCGCTGGGTGTGTGTATATTTATCCACATGACAATAGACGAACTTCTCCAATTTGTAAAAGATCGGCCGGATAATTTCTCAATACAACTCAAACGGCATCACAGATTATTGTTTGATGAAATTGATCATAAATACGTCTTTTCCACGTTTGGGGAAAAACTCTATCACCACATTTACGGAGATGATGCCGGTAAGTGCGAAGTATGCGGTCAGCCGTGCAAGTTTGACGGTTTCCACAAAGGATATAGAAAACGGTGTTCATATAAATGTATGAACGGACTAAAAAAAGTTCCAGCAATCGAGAAGACGTGCCCCGTATGTCATGCAACGTTTCATACCGATAATCGGCATAATCGAGTAACTTGCTCAGCCAAATGCCAAGCATTATATATTAGATTGCCCGAGACCAAGGAAAAAACGTGTGCCGCCACGAAAGCCGCGATGTTGTCAAAATATGGAGTGGAACACGTATCTCAATTACCGGGAAATTTGGAAAAAACAAAGAGAACAAAATTGGAACGATACGGCGATCCCAACTACACAAACTCTGAATTGTGTAAAAAAACCAAATTGGAAAAGTATGGGAGTGAAACTTATAATAATTCGAAACAAATGAAGCAAACGCTCGTGATAAAATATGGTGTAGAAAATCCATCACAAGTGGCCGGAAACTCCGAGAAAGTTAATGCAACAAAATTTAAGCGATTTGGCGAACAGATGATCAGTGACAATGCACTATCACAATTAAAGGACCGTATAAACCGTGGGGAGATCGGCGTACATTCCAAAATTTATTCCGACACAATGCTGAAAAAATATAATACCGTACATTCGATGCAAAATAAGGCAATATCACAGAAGATGGCACGTACTTGCATGGATAAATTTTACGCATCGCTGGAAGATGGTAGCCGACTTGGAACCGAAGTTTCCGTCGCATTTTCCCGAATGGAGTATGTTGGCACACGAGGACCTAATGACGAGCAAATTTTTTATCCGTTCAGATGTAATACATGTAAAACAGAATTTTCAGCGATAATTGAGGACGGTAAGTGTCCAACATGCCCTGTATGTCACCCAATAGTGTCCGGTAGGTCAAAGCCTGAAAATGAAGTCGCCGAATTTGTGCAGTCGATTATTCCAACGATGGAGATAAAACGGAATGATCGCACGTGCATTTCGCCACTCGAACTCGATATTTACATTCCCGACAAGCATTTCGCAATTGAGTTTGATGGTATCATGTGGCATTCGGAGACATTTGGTCAGAAACCCCGAGATTACCACATTAATAAGACACTGGCTTGCGAAAAAGTTGGAGTTCGGCTCATGCATATTTTTGAGCATGAGTGGTTGCATAAAAAAGATATTGTGAAACGTAAGATTGCATTGGCGTTGGGTACATCATATACAAAAGATGCAAAAGATGCTGACCAGTTTTTTATATCCGATACGCATTTTCCGGCCAAGATTTTTGCACGCAAATGCGACATACGTGAAATCGACTCGAAAATCAGTTCGGATTTCCTCAACAACTGGCATATACAAGGCAACGATAATTCACCGATTAGGCTCGGCGCGTACTATAATAATACATTGGTCGCAATGATGACATTTGGAAAAAAACGTGTTGCGATGGGCGTTAAAACGCGAGTCGCTGGTTCGTATGAGATGTATCGATTTTGCGTCGCTGATATTCCAGTTGTCGGAATTGCTAGCAAATTACTTTCAGCGTTCATAAAAAAGTACAATCCAATCGAGATACTGACGTTTGCCGATGTTCGATACTCCGGAACTTCGGCGTTCTACGAAAAGATCGGGTTTAGCCGGATATCCAGAACAAAGCCAAACTATTTCTATTTTCACAAGTCCGATCCACTCACACTGAAGCATCGATTTAATTTTCGAAAAAACGTTTTGTCGTCCAAGTTGGAGACGTTCGATGGAAACTTGACCGAATATCAAAATATGCTAGCTAATGGTTTCGACCGTATATGGGACTGCGGTCATCTAAAATATCTGTGGAAACAACCGACCGTTTGATATTTACTATATCATGCCAATTCTTCTGAAAGACCTGTTGAGAGAAACCGAAATGAACGGACAAAATATTCAGGTGTATCTTGACCTGGATGGAGTCCTGGTGAATTTTGACGGTGGGTTTAAGAAGATAGCGGGCGGAGTATCCGCCGAAGATTTTGCACGTGTCAAGTTTAACGGCGACATCAAAGCCGCCAAGAGTGCATTTTGGAAAATCGTTGGTAAGGCCGGCGCCAATTGGTGGGCAAATCTCGATCCGATGCCAGATGGTATGGTGCTGTGGAAGTTTTTTAAGACATACAATCCGATCATCTTGACCGCTGGTCGTGGCTCGGGTGTGAAAGACGGCAAGACGGCTTGGGTGCATAAGCATCTCGGCGCGGATATCAATCCAGTCTTGGCGTCTCGTGGAGAAGACAAGCCGATGTATATTACCAGTGATCCAAATACCATCCATGTTTTGATTGACGATACCAAGAAAAATATCGATGCTTGGAACAACTCGGGCAAAGGTCGAGTTGCAATGCTGCATACTTCGGCAGCTGATACAATTCGTAAGTTTACGGAGATGTATATAACTCAAAAATAACGAATTATGCCATTCAATATAAAAAAGCTAAAGTCGTGGGAGGTTCTATTACGTAGAACGGAACCAATACTATTTGATAATTTTACATCATATCAAGATGGATCGGGTTGGATAACGAAACATGGAGTTATTACTTCTGGCGTGAATAATGGAAAACAATCGTTAAAGTTGTTGTCGATGGGCCAGCGTGGTGCAATACAAACTACTACCGATTTACCGGCAGATTTTCAGTTGGATGCGTCTATAATGTCTAGTACAAGCCGATTTATTTTTACATGGGCGGTTTCGGATATAACATCGTGGAATACAATGCCAGTAATCGATCAGCCTGATAAATTTTGGCACGCATACTATTCGTCAGGCCGCGAGTTGTCTATCCACGGAAACAATACACTCAACATCTTCTCGGAAACTTACATGAGTAATTCTGCCGGATTTGACGCTGCGACATCAATCGATTGGACAACGTGGCACACGATCACAATTTCAGACAAGTCAGACGTTATCACAATTTCAGTTGACGGTTCTCAAATTTTGCAGCATTCAGTTGTATCATCGAGATCCGGCGGAAGATTGTGTATCGAATCAGATTGGACGGAAAACTCGTACGTTTGTTTGAGTGACATAAAAGTGACCTCGTTGTAACGTAAATTATGAATTATCCACTCTATAATAACACCCTCTGCTCGGATGTATGGAATAAGATCGATGACGATTACCAACTGAAACCCGATGTCCGGAAGTCACTGCTAACCATCGCCAATGACTTTATAAAAAAGAATGCTGCCGAAAATGGCATCAAACTGATCATAAAAGATGTTGTTTTGGTCGGATCAATAGTCAATTTTAACTGGACGCCATATTCCGACTTCGACTTGCACGTCATTGTCGATTTTGCCGAACTGGATATGTCTCCAGAGGACGCCAAGGTATTGGTTGATGGACTGAAGTCGGCGTGGAACAAACAACACGCCATAACGATCAAAGGCCATCCGGTTGAGTTATATATACAAGACATCAACGAGAATCCGTCGTCGGCGGCTGTCTATTCGGTAAAAAACGACAAGTGGATCAAGGAACCCGTCAAGAAGAAACCGACCTTTGACAAGGAGTTCATCAAGCGGAAGCATGCCCAAATCAAGAGTAAGCTGGATGCCATGCTGGCAAACCCATCCGAAGAGTCGTTGGAATCGATGTTGGAACGCATCTACGACATGCGCCAGGCCGGTTTGGACAAGAAGGGCGAGTTCTCCGAAGAGAATATCGTATTTAAGATTTTGAGATCGCAGGGATATCTGGACCGAATCAAGGATGCCGCTCGAAAGGTATATGACACGGAACGGTCGTTGGATGAGATCGAGAAGATCGATGACGGTATCGGTCTCAATAACAATGGATTGACTGATGTAGATGATGATGTCGACGATCTTATTCCCGTGGATGACGACTCCTCAAAACGAGTTCATCAATTTCGGATAAATGGCGTGCCAATAAAAGTGTTTGGCGCATATAAAACAAAATCGTCGAAGTCAAAAGAAGTCGGCAATGATTGGAATGATGACAGCATGACGTTCACCAAATGACGGAGAGGATGCCCACCGATCTTTAGTCGGTGGGATGAATCTCCGACAATAATTTCACAATTTTTGTAAATTTTTGATGTTTTTCGGTGTTTGGTGAATACTTATATCCGTGTTAAGTTACAATGCGCAACTTTTTGGAGAACATTTGAACGATCTCAAGTCGTTGATTGAGATGAACAACGTCGTTGTAAATTTCGCATCTCCGATTCAGTTCGGCGAAAAGAAGAATTCGTTGATGGTGCTACACAACAAGGTGTATCACTCAGTTCGGAAATTACATCCAGCCATTCCATCTCAAGTTATTATAAGAGGAATCAAAGAATGTTTATCCAGTTACAAATCAACCAAGTCAAATAAACATGAGTTGAGTTTTCCGATTGTCAAAAAACGTCTTTCAATAAGACTGGATAAACGGTTGTATTCAAAGAACCAAACCGATCCATATTCTATTAAGATAACAACTCCCAACGGAAGAAAATCGTTCAAGATTGGGATGTATCCGCGTCTAAAAACGTTGTTTGATTTATATCAGCACAAAGACCCGTTGATATTTGTTCGGGATGGAAAAGTGTTTATCTCGTTATGTTTTGATGTGCCGCGACTGGAATCAGAATCTTCAAAATTAGTTCTCGGAATTGACTTGGGAATTAGACGTTCCGCAGCAATGAGTGATGGTAGAATTATCATAGACCGAAAGTTTAACAAAGAGAAACGGCGGCTGCGTTTTCTAAAACGACAACTACAATCGCGTGGAAGCAAATCTTCCCGAATACATCTATTAAAATTACGACACAAAGAACGTAACAAGAACAAGAACCAAACGCATCTCATCGCCAACATCATATTGAATACGAAAGCAGATACGTTCGCATTGGAAAATCTCAAGGGAATTAAGGCAAAGAAACACGTATATCAAAACAAACGATCAATCGCACAAGTCCCACTATACGATCTTCGCAGAGTGATAACCTATAAGGCAGCGAACCAAGGAAAAACGGTTCGTCTCGTTAACCCGGCATATACGTCTCAAACGGATTCCGTTACTGGAAAACGTGAAGGAGAACGACGGGGATGTAGGTTCTATGCAAAGAGTGGACTTGTTTATGACGCCGATCTAAATGCGGCAATGAACATCGCAAAACGATCAAAACTTCCCGTCTCGTATGGAAATATACTTGATGGGCAGGCACATGCCAACGTGCCAATCGAATGTAAGTCTTTCTCTCTCAAAGAGTTGAAAGCCGTTCAAGCCGGCCCATCTTTAGTGGGTCGGTAGTTGACTGATTATCTCGCCAAAATTCGGCATGCCGTCAAATATCCAGCATCATCGTCGGACAAACACTTAATTGACGACTGGGTCAAGCTATCAATGGAGCGGTTGCAAAAACAAGTCCCCGAATTGTCCAATGTTGACGTAATTGTTCCTCTTGGATCAAAAAGTCCGCTTAACGTGCAGATCGCCGAACAGATCCAAAAGCTGACACCGCGGGCGCAAATATTGGACGGAATGATAAATAAGCTAACGTGGAATGATGTGCAATTGTCGGATGTGTGGAAACATGAAAAGTCAATGTCAGCTGCCGATGGAAACCCACGGCCATGGTTAGATGCGGTTGCTCAGCAGCTAGCATCGAAAAAACACAATCATCCGGATCAACCTTTCGAGATCAAGTTGGTTTCTCCCGGACACCGACGATACTTTTCCAATTTTTACTCCTCCACCGACGTAAATCGACTGAATGGGAAAACGGTCTTAATGATCGATGACACACTGGAACAAGGTTCCACGCTAAAAGACGCACTTCGGTCCGTTAGTCAGTCGCATCCAAAACTTATTCTCGCCTACATTTTTCTATACAAGGTTATGTGACGTTTGAGTCGATCCGATGACAACTGGCCAGACATACGGCAAATCTCCTTTGACCGTTGGCCAAAACTTCTGATAGTGTTCCGGCGCCTTCCGAATGAGATTGCTACGATGTGCAACGTGGAACGACATGTCGCCGACCCATGATGGATACACAACGGGCAATGACATATCAACCAAAGATATGATCTTGGATCGACAGGTATCCTTGTACCCTCGTCGTATCCATTCATCGCAAATCTGAACCGCGTAGTCGGCAAGCGCTCGCTCGTGGCCCTTCCACATCAACGCTGCTGGATGATGTTCCCAACCGCGCTTACCGTTCTTGTTGATCTTGGACTTGCCGAGAAGAACGTTCAGCAGTTGCAGACACTCGACACGTTGCTTTCCAAGACGCCGATAATCCAAACACTTCGCCGTCGCGGTTGGATCAGGATACGGCAGGAAGGTTTGCATTATCGATAAAATCACAAACGACGTCTTGCCATTCACGCACATCAGCGACATCGACACCAAACGCCGCATTGTAACTGATGCTCACCTCCTTTTCGAAGATTAGCGCATCGTTGTTCTTTCCATCCCAAACACAGAGAATGCCTTGATAGGGTTCGGTTCGCTGTACTTCGACTTTGTAACGTTGATCGATGATTCCCGACCAAGCATTCTTTTCGAGGCATTCGTCGGTAACGTCGTTATTGGATATGTCGTAAGATGCGTAAGGAGTTCTCATTGATGCATGGTGGTTGTGTGGGTGAGAGTCGTTGGTTCTGATTTCCAGACAAATTTCAGATTACCACAATCCCATATTCTGTCAAATCCATTTACCTGCATGTTTTGCCATTCGGTAAGATTGGCGTCGAATTTTTCCAACACCGAATGTTGCTTATGTTTCATGAATCTCATTCGATTCAGACGTTTCTTAAAATCGGGTGTAATGTAAAAATATGAAATTGGCGTGTTCGATACAAACTGAAATCCCAGTTTGTGATATAACTCTCCAGTGAAGTAACGCCGGTCGGAATATGATATGATGCGATCCGGACAATGGTGTTTGATGAAATGCTTAAATAATCGGGAAGCGCCACCAGTGACCTTATAGTTGAGTTTGTTGCAAAATCGATGCATTTCCCAACTTCCACTCTTGGAGAAACGATCTTTTCCAAAAGTCATAACCGCTACCAATTCACTATCGTGGGTCAATCCATATCGGACCGAGGCATTTTCAGCTCCTTGTATGTGATTTTCAGAGAGGAACAACGATGACTGAACGTTATCCAACTCGACAATTTTACATTCACGGGCGCCAATGGTCTTTTTGTAAACTCCAAATGCGGAAGATAGAATCGATTTTACAATTTCCGACTTATCATTCCACTCGTCTTCGAATACGTGAATCAATCGAATTCCATGAAAGACGCACGACTTCAGTTTATTTAGATGGTATTCCGGTATATGTTTTCCGGAATTTTCAGAGTGCCAATACAGGCCGTCATGTTCTATTGCAATTTTTCGACTGGGAATATAAAAGTCCAGTTCCTTTCCAACGAGGATAGTTCGATCATTGACCGTAATTGGATCGATTGGAAGTAACTTTGCCAGAAATCTATAAATCTCACTCTCAATAAGGTTCTTTCCATTTGGATTGCAGTTTGGACATATCGGTCTATCAATGTCATTCATACGATACGTCAATGGCGTTTCATATTCATGACCGCACACGTTGCACTTGAGTTTGTATTTGTGCTCATAACCGAGTCCGAAGTATTCGGATCGGCCGAACATCGGCGTCACATTATAGTTGGCACATCGTTCGAGCACTTTTGCAAATGCAATGTCCATATGAGCTTCAGTTCCCAACGCTCGATACACTTTTAGAGTATTATCCACGCCAAATCGTTCGAGGCATGTCTTTCGAATTTGTTCCAGATTATTGTAAGACGAACTGCCGTACCGTTCGACCAATGTCTTTTCCACCTTTTCACGAAAATCGGCAGTTTTGGCTGGATGATCCACTCCATATGTGGCTATCATGGTAGCCTTAAACCGTACTTGAGTTTCCGGATTTGTTGCCATTGGATGACCGCCATACTTGATGTCGAACGTTGCTTTGACACCGGCGGCATTTTTCTTCTTGGTCGCGGGCGAGTTACAAGAACATTTTTTGGAACAGAATCGACGTGGTTTCCATCTCTTACATGTAAAGGTGTTTCCGCATGTTTCACACTGAACGGTGATTGTACTTTTTGGATTTAGAGGACGTGCCATAATTTTGAGCTTTAGGTTCGAATGTAAATAATAGTAGAAAGTGAAATTCGGTCAATGTAAAACAAATACCGCATTCTATTTATATTTGAGGGGAAATCAATTATACCCCAAATTTGTTTTAGAATGTAACCAACGAAAGGACAACTACTTATGGCAGACTTACTTGACGCTAACGAAATTTTTTTTACGAGTTTCGAACCGAAAACTCAAAACCGATTCCTCATGTACATTGATGGCATCCCCGCGTATCTTATCAAAGCTACCGGCCGACCGTCTGTGAACCTGAACGAAATCACGATTGACCACATCAACGTGAAACGTCACCTCAAGGGTAAGGCCGAATGGCAGCCCATCGAAGTGACCCTCTATGATGCCGTCGTTCCTTCCGCCGCACAGGCAGTGATGGAATGGGTACGATTGGCGCATGAGTCGGTGACAGGACGAAACGGATATGCCGATTTCTACAAGAAGGACATTACTATCAACGTCATCGGTCCTGTCGGCGATAAGGTAGAAGAATGGACCCTCAAGGGTGCATTTCCGACTACCGTCAATATGAACTCAATGGACTGGGCAACACAAGACCCATTGATGGTCAACCTTACGATCCGGTACGATTATGCAATTTTACAATTCTGACTTTATCATACGATTACGCATTACGTAGTCGTAAGTCAAACTCACCAAAATTCCTCCCTCTCAAGGGGAGGTTTTTTGTTTTTATAGTGAGAAATTTCGCGTAATCGATTGACAAACTCACATTATTCGTCATACTCACACTCATGGAAAAATGTACAAGGTGCGGCAAAGAGTTTGAGACGTACGAGTCACTGAGAAAGCATGTTGGCCGTCTCCACAAAGTTGATTCGCACACGTTTTACGTGGAGTACTATCTCAAAGGCGAGTGGCCGACGTGCAAGTGCGGTTGTAGTGGGAAGGTAAAATGGGACGCTGAGAACAAAAAGTTTCGTGACTATGTGCAAGGTCATCAGTCGAGGGTGAGCAATAATTGGGGGAATAATCCAGCGGCTCGGAAACGGTCGTTGGAAACTCGGAGGACAAGATTTGCGTCCGGCGAGATAACGACGTGGAATAAGGGACTCACTAAAGAATCGGATGAACGGGTTGCCGCAAACGGCGAAGCTCGAGCCGCGAGCATTACACCTGAAGATCGGAAGATGTATTCCGATCAAATGCGAAAGACCTGGCTAAGTGGTGCTATATCGATTCGATATGGAAAAGATCATTCGCAGTGGGCTGGCGGAGTATCGTCGGTAAAATCGTTGGCGCATTGCTCACCTCGGTTGTATCGGGAATGGAGGTATCCGATCATGATTCGAGACGGCTTCAAATGCGTAAAGTGTGGATCAACCAATGATCTCCAAGTGCATCATGATAAAGAAACGATGGCTAAAATCGTTCGCGTGTTCGTTCCACCGACGACGCCGGAAAACTTGCCATTTGAGGAAAAACAAAAACTCACAGAACAGATTATCGACTACCACGTAAAAAATCTTGTGTCCGGCGTCACTCTTTGTCACGATTGCCATTCCAAGTTACACCCATCCCTCAACTTTCGATGACCAAAGACGACATCAAACAACTTCTAATTTCGCACAAATGTACGTTCACGACAATAATTCGATCACGTGATCCGGAGTTATTTAGAGTAATATCGTCTACGTCTGGAAGAAATTTTTCCGAGAAGTTGTACAGGTGGTTACACGACCTTGACGAGCCGCCAAAATGCTCATATTGCGGAAAAAATCCAACCAAGTTCATTGACATACATAGAGGGTATTACGCGATATGCTCAAAAAAATGTGCATCGCTGAAAAATTTATCCATTGCAGTTGAGTGTGCAAAATCCGATGTTACAAAGGAAAAACGACGAAACACATACCTCAACAAATATGGAGTAAAATCATCGTTATTACTTCCGCAAGCCATCTCAGCGAGAACGAAAGCTATCAATGAAAAATTTGATGGAAATGTATTGTCAAATCCGTTGGTTCGGTGGAAGGCGATTGCAACAAAACGAAAACGATTTGTCGAAAGTTGTATTCATGGAAACAGATTGAGTGAAAACCTCGTTCCGCATTTTGACATCAACACGTTTGCGGGTGTAAATGTTCCCGTTAAGTTTACGTGTAAAAAATGCGGAACGACGTTTATCAATCATATGAAATGGGGATCGTCTCCAATATGCCAAGTGTGTAATCCGGGATCGGAGCCGGAGCGGTCGTTGCACGAATTTCTTCGGACGATTTACGCCGGCCCAATCGAAGTACATAATCGAACTATATTGGATGGCAATGAACTCGACTTTTATCTTCCCGAGAAAAAGTTAGCTATAGAATTTAATGGTCTATATTGGCATTCCGAGTTGGCTGGTAAGTCGAAGTATTACCATCTCCGAAAAACCGACGCGTGCGAGAAACTGGGCATTCACCTTGTACGCATCTTCGAGGACGAGTGGAAGACGAAAACTGACATCGTAAAGTCGAAGCTATTGGCAATGCTGTGTCCGTCGAAACGGATCGGTGCGAGAAAATTGGAGTTACGATCCATTCCTCCGAACATAAAAAATGCGTTTTTGGATACGCATCATATTCAGGGGCATGATACGTGTCAGTTATCTATCGGCGCGTATCTCAACGATACACTCGTTGCGGTTGCAACGTTCTCAAAACCTCGGAGGGCTCTCGGTCACACTAAGTCGGAAATCGGCGTCTATGAGTTGAGCCGGTTTGCCACATCGATACCGTTGGTAGGCGTCTTGCCGAAAATTCTCAAACGGCTACAAAATACAACCGATTGTAAGAAAGTAATCAGCTACGCGGATCGTAGGTTCACATCAAAGGACCACAACATCTACAATTCCATCGGTTTCTCGTTAGTAGGCGAAACGGCTGTAAATTACTGGTACTTCAGAAACGGATACTTTGAGAGGTTCCATCGGTTTGGCTTCATAAAGTCCAATCTACACAAACGATTATCCTCATTTGACCCAAAAAAGACAGAGTGGCAGAACATGGTTGATAACGACTGGAACCGAATATGGGACTGCGGCAATCTAAAATATGAGTTGACTTTTGACGAGCCAGTCGAGTAATATGCATCAAATGAACTCAGCATCTTCCAGTTTTGCGGATGACATGCAAAAACCACTAACAGAATGGCACACTGAATACCTTTGCGTGCCGTGGGCGGAAAATCTGAAATTGCTTCCTGAGAATGCGATTCACATCTCAAAAGAGGAGTATGAAGATTTTGTGGATAAACTAAACAATCCGCCGAAGCCGAACGAACGGTTGATGAAGTTGATGGCCGACGACTTCTTGCAACAACTCAAATGCGAAGTGTCTAAAAGTATGGGTGTTCCGAAACATCTCAGCGATATTGACCCTCGAAAAGCCGCCGTTGTCTGATATATTGGACGGAAAGCAACGTTATTGTCCTATTTATGCGGCATTATGACGATGCCGACAATGGAAGGTTTGCTCGAAGAATGGCGCGACGGCAAGTATCTGGAAGTTGCCGAGACGTTGGAACGGATGAGTCCGAAATATGTGGCGCAGTTTTGCGTTCTACTCGTCAGATACGCGGGAGTGGCCCAAGTCGATGTGCTCCACAAGATGATGGACTAACTCTTACTCAGCAGATGGCTGATGAGTTTGATCAGTCCGGCAACGCCGAACGAGATGATTGCACCGAGACCATAGACGATAAGAGGAAGTTGTAGCATGCTGTTAGCATAAGTAGCAAATGTAATGATAGTTGTCAACAAAAAACCCGCTCGATTTGAGCGGGCCAATGCATTGACGGTGTTACCGATTGTGAGTTCGATACCGACGAATTCCCACAAAAGCGACGGTCGCAACTCCAAGCATGAGAGCGTATGTGGATGGTTCTGGAATCTCCGATGTTAGAGTGATGTCACTCAAATAGAAACTGGAACCGCCGCCGGCGTAGATGGACAGCCGATCAAAGTTAAAATCACTCGTGTTGGTAACCATCGGCGATCCTAGTCCAACGAAGTTTGTTGGAGCACCGTGGGCATCCAAACTAAAAGCCATGTTTCCACGCCAAACAGACAGAACGTCAGCGTTGGTCCCCGAGTTGTAATCGATCTGCATCAAAATGAATGATCTGTTGGTGATATCGGTACGTGTGGAACCAAGAGCGAAAGTAGGTGAGAATGGCGTGCCACTGGTAGTTGTCCCACTACTCTCAGGACCATATCCAACTCTCCACGTATGATTTCCAGTTACATCGCCGACGCCTACAACAATTCCCGAGTTATCCGTGCTGTTCTGCAACAACTTGAGGTTGCTCCAGCCATCAGTCGAGTTGGCGTCAGCTGAAAAACTGATCCATACTCGGCCAGTGTAAGTCGGAGAGTTCGTGTAGTTGGCCAAAAAAGATGGACTGATTGTGCTCAACTGAACGGTAGCGTTTCCGTTATTGGATGATCCACCTGTAACACGAGTCGAATAGGTGGTTCCGTCTACGGACGTGTTATGAGTTACTGACGTGTTGATTGGTTTGTCGCCTGCGCCAAGAGCAAGACCGTCATTGCCGACCCACGTGGTGCCGTTGCCGATGGTGATGAATGTCGTCTGATCGAGGGCCAGCTGTGCAGAAAGCGGCGACAGAGCGAGAATGGATAGAAATAATAGTGATGTGAATGAGGTCTTCATTCACGTAAATATAGGGGATTTTACCCTTTAGTCAATATATAAGAAGTTGATCGTATTTATAACGGAACTTCCATATTGACACTGAAACAATAAGGAATACTATCTACATCAACATGAGAAAACTCATCACTACACTCACGGCGATACTCGCTATTTTTATATCAACGTTTGTTGCCGCAGCTGAACAACTGCAAGTTATTCGAGTAAATGGACTTGTAGAAGTGGGTCAGACCACGTTACAGGACAATATGTCATATCCAATCAAGTTTCCAGCGGTCATTGTCTCACGTGGATCGGCCTCGTCTATTTCGGCACTTCTACCAAATGGCCATGGTATTTTTATCAAGTCGGACGCGTCGGTATCCCTAGACGCCACGTGCCGAGAACGGTCATCTGATGTCACGTCGTGGATTGGGCTACTTGATGTGACAGTAAAACAAGGCGATTTTGCAACATGTTCTCCGGAAAAATCGCCGATTGTCACTTATGTTCGAATCTCCGCCCGCGGAGCCGTGATATTGGGTTCGGCGCAATCGACTTACGCGGTTTTGGGCGATCAGCTGACAGTAACACGTGGATCGGTTGATGTGCATATATTGGATACACCAAACAAACATGTCATCGTCCAATTCGGCGAGTCGGTCATTCTACACACGCCGCTCACGGTCCTGCCAGCCAAACAAAGCCGGGAATTGTCGTCTGACGTGTTGGAGGCAACCGTGGAAGCATGTTTTGCCCGATTAGCATCGCCGAAGACTGTTGCGAAACCGATTGATCCAACTCCCGCAGGCGCATTCCCAAATCAGCCTATCAGCGCCGATCTAGTCAGTCCCGCGTCATGATCGAGCAAGCAATTGTGGATGTCCGGCTGTTTTTTATTGGATAAGTTACCGTTTTTGTACTCAAACCCATATTTATACAACGTGATAAACCGAAGCCAACTCAAACAGCTTATTCGAGAAGTCGTGGAAGAACTGGATAAACCCGAACTTTACTTCTTTCGAAAGGTTGAGATGCAACGAACCTACAAAAAGGACGCCAAATTTTTTGGGTCGGTGACTCCCAAGGGTACGGTGGAGAAGTTCTTTATTGGAGACGCAAACGTCGAAGTTCCGGCTGGATCGAATGAATCGGTCATCAAACAGGCCATACAACAAAAGTATGGTCGAAACACTGATACAGTCGAGGAAACGGTAGAAACGTTCTCGGTCATGTATAAGGGCGAAGAGGCTCGTGATTATATGAGGAGTCGTGCATCCGACTATGATAAATTACATCACATCGGCGGATAATGAAAACCGTGACCAAGAAACAATTACAAGAAGCTATACGTAGTATCATCCGACGAAAACTCGGTGATCGTCTAAATGAATCTGCCGCACCTGCCACCATCTGTCATGGAGTAGATGGTAATGGAAATGCAAAGGCGATTGACGCCATTGCCGAAATCGGAATGGGATCGGATCGATCATCGACGCCGACATCGGATACCGCTCACAAAGCCAAGTTTGCATATTTCACCGACGCAACAAAGCAAAGTGTGATGTTGATTGGGTATGGTAAGATATCGTATTCAGCTCTCAAAACAAAACTCGTGGATGACCTGTCCAAGATGCATGACTTCGCGAAAGTGGAGAAATATGACGCGGTGGTCAGTCAATGGGAGAACATCACCCGGTTTGTGGCAGAAGGACTAAACGAACTGGATCAGATGATTGATGAGGTAGTTGGCGGAACGCCTGACGCGGGCGAAACCATCCAAGTAACTACCAATGCATCGGGAAAACCGATATCGCAATCCAATCAGAACAAGATCAACGATCTTGAGGCCAAGAAGGCCAAGGCACAATCACTTTTGGAAAAGACAAAAGGTGAGTTGGCGAAGAAGACTAAGCCCTACGCTGAAAAGATCAACCGACTGGAAAAGCTCCTCGGTGATACGAATATAGCAATCGAGAGGATCAAATCATGAGCGAATTTTATGTTCTACGATTTGTGGCATCAAGCCGCAATGGATACACGGAGAAATTGGAAGACGCTCGGGCATTTCCAACTCAAAAGCAATGTGTCGATTTCGTTCAGCAACACGCAACCGAGGAGGTTGCTGGCGACTGGACAAGTTACCGTGAAACCAATCTTACCGGAAACCTCCAAGGCGTTACCGATATTCGATGGGATGCAGATTTCGGCAATGTTCGAATGATCATATGTCCAGCTGAAAAGTTGGGCGACCTCATATCTGACAAAACACAGGACCTGCCTGACATCACATCCGGCGACGTGCAATTTCTCCACAATTTACACCAACAAAAATCACTATCTATGAAAACAGAGACCCGCGACAAACTGAAGTTCATCGTCAAGGAAGTTCTTTCCGAACTGGCCAGCCGGAAAGCCAAGAAGAGTCCAGTGGGCAAAACGACTGAAAGCATGAAGAAAGCAAAACTCGGCCAACAGAATACGCAGATGAAGTCAGGCGACAAGTCCATCACATCAACATCGGAGCCGAAGACAAAGAGCGAAGGCAAGAAACTTCCGACCGTGAAGAAGCCCACGACACCGATGGTATCAAAGTCATCCCTCAAAGAAAGTATCATCCAAATGATACATGAGGAATTGGAAGAGATGGCTCGTACGCCTATGACGGTCGATGATAATGGCGTGGTTTCCGGAGTCAATGCCAAGTTCATCGTAAAAGACCCAGCATCTTCCACCGGTTACTCACTGAAGGGTCATCCAAAATTTACCGATGGCACGGCCGTTCAGCCGCCAAAAGGGCCGTATGTTCCGAAAGGAAATGATGGTCGTCAGGCCCCAAGTCCGGACGGCGCATCTGCCGAGAGTGGCTCCATCAGTGTCAAGGTAGATGGAAAGTCGCTCGGCGAATTTGATCTGAGCGCAAAGCTTCCGTCGGGCAAACCGGACATGACGCCAATGCAGAAACGTCTTCGTCAGTTTATCTATAATGATCCAGACATGGCAGCCTATGAGATCGACTCTTCAGTGGGCGCAAAGTTTGACCAACTGAGTGATTTGGAGTTGGACAACAAACTTACCCCCGCAAATCGTATTGTCAATCTCCGAGTATCAAACGGCAAGATCGTTGCCTGATAAGTCCGAAAATCGGTTACACGCACCCCAAATGTTACAAGAAGACGGCCGCCGAAAGGTGGCCGTCTTCATTTTTATATATACGATTTCCATCAAAAAGTGGATAATTGATTGTATATATGGTAAGAACTATTACAAAATATGAGCGAACAAATTCCAATCACGCGATC